CATTGGCTAGAGAAGCCATAGCACGCTTTGTTGATGGTAATAGCCATAAGTTACAAGAGTGGCTAGTAGCGATTGCTGATGACCCCAAATATGGCCCTAAACACGCATTCGACTGCTTTATGCAAGTGGCTGAATACCATGTACCTAAACTAGCCCGTACTGAGCATACTGGTAGCGAAGATAAACCCATCCGTTATGTGGTTACATGGAAGAAATAGACTTTGATGAACGGGTCATAGAGCTATACACCCCAAGAACTGTATTTGAGGACTTCCATAACAGACAACAACGATGGGCTGTGATTATTGCCCACCGCAGGGCTGGTAAGACTGTAGCCTGTATTAACGACATTCTTTGGCGAGCTTTGACCGAAACTAAGGAAAATGCCCGATATGCCTACATTGCCCCGTACTATGCTCAAGCTAAGTCTATTGCTTTTGATTACCTTATGCAGTTTAGCGAGCCTGCTAGGGTTAAGCACAATATCTCAGAGTTGTGGGTGGAGTTATTCAACGGGGCTAGAATTCGTCTATTTGGTGCAGACAATCCTGATGCTTTGCGGGGTTTATACCTAGATGGCGTAGTCCTAGACGAATATGCCGACATGAAGCCAAAGATATGGGGCGAGGTAATTCGACCCCTATTGGCTGACAGACAAGGTTGGGCTACATTTATTGGTACGCCAAAGGGTCATAATACCTTTTACGACATATACCAGTACGCCACGATTAATAAGAATGAATGGTATAGCTCTGTCTTACGGGCTAGTCAGACCCAATTAATCTTACAGGCTGAATTAGACGATGCCCTAAAGTCTATGAGCGTTGACCAATATCAGCAAGAGTTTGAATGTAGCTTTGAAGCTGCCATCATTGGGGCTATATACGGCACAGAGATGCGGTTACTGACCGATGCAGGGCGTATTGACAAGGTTGAGTGCGATACCTTATTCCCTGTGCATACGGCTTGGGACTTGGGCTTTAACGATGCTACGGCTATATGGTGGTATCAGGTCGTACATGGAGAGATACGGGTATTGGATTACCACGAAGCTCATGGGCAACCGATTGTGTATTACGCCAACCAAATTAAAGAACGACCATACGAATATGGTACGCATTGGCTACCACACGATGCACGAGCAAAGACTTTAGCAAGCGGTGGTAAGTCAATAATTGAACAATTAATAGATAAATTGCCCCTAAAAAGCGGAAATTTGTTTAAAATCGTACCTAATCTGTCATTACAAGACGGCATACAAGCTACAAGAATGGCGTTAAGTCGCACTTGGTTTGATGCCATGAAGTGTTCAGAAGGCATTGAATGTTTGCGTCAGTACCAACGGGAATACGATGAAGATAAGAAAGTATTTAGAGATAAGCCTAGACATGATTGGACTAGTCATGGAGCGGATGCTTTTAGGATGCTTTCTGTGGCTTGGCGAGATGAAGCAGAAATTGCGAAGCAAAACGCACCGATTCGTGGCATCGTTGTTGGACAGAATGAGGTTACGCTAGAGGAAATGTGGAAAACCGCCCCACAAAATAAATATCAAAGGTATTAACTATGAACGATACGCTAAACAAGACTTACGAAGATTGGTACAACACCATCGCCCAGTACGACAAGTCTTTTAGGGAATGGGAAGCAAGAGTACCAAGAATCATTAAGCGTTATCGTGATGACAGCCGTACCCGTAATAACCCCAATGCTCGCTTTAATATCCTTTGGTCTAATGTTCAGGTCATTAAGCCTGCCATCTTTGCTAGACTCCCACGCCCCGATGTAAGCCGAAGATTTAGAGATAACGACCCAATAGGTCGAGTAGCGTCAATGATGCTAGAACGGGCTTTAGAGTACGAAGTCGAGCATTACCATGATTATCGTTCCGCTATGGATAACGCTGTGCTTGACCGCTTATTAGGTGGTAGAGGTACAGCATGGGTTCGTTATGAACCACATATTGTTGCAGAGCAAAATAACATCAACGAAGGTATTGCAGGTCAAATGCCCGAAGATGGGCTACAGATTACAGAGGATGCCGATGAAGCAGAAACGGAAAACGCTGAACTGGTGGAGTCGCAGGAACGCATTGAATATGAGTGTGCCCCTGTTGATTATGTGCATTGGCGTGATTTTGGTCATACTGTTGGACGGACTTGGGAAGAAGTAACAGCCGTATGGCGTAAAGTCTATATGAGCCGACAAGCTCTGATTGACCGCTTTGGTGAAGAAGTTGGTAGCAAGATTCCGCTAGATACTAAGCCTGAGTCAGACAAATGGGCTACCAAACAAATGACTGCCGAGCATTTCCAAGCCTGTATCTATGAGATTTGGGATAAAGAACAAGGCAAAGTCTTTTGGGTTAGCAAGTCGATGGGTGAGATTCTTGATGAAAAGGATGACCCACTACAGTTAGAGGGATTCTTCCCTTGCCCTAAACCAATGTACGCCACATTGACTACAGACAGCTTAGAGCCTGTGCCTGACTTTGTACTATACCAAGACCAAGCCAAGCAATTAGACACGCTTGCAGACCGCATAGATGGCTTTATTAACGCCTTGAAAGTACGGGGTGTCTATGACGCATCCGAACCTAGCCTTGCAAGACTATTCTCTGAGGGCGAGAACAACACCCTGATACCTGTTAAGAACTGGGCTGCTTTTGCTGAGAAACAAGGCATGAAAGGGGCTATTGACCTAGTAGATATAACCCCAATTGCTCAAGGTTTGACGATGGCTTATCAGGCTATGGAGCAAGTCAAGGGTCAGATTTACGAGATTATGGGTATTGCCGACATTCAACGGGGACAGACTGACCCCAATGAAACGCTTGGTGCTCAGATTATTAAGTCAAATAACGCAGCAGGCAGACTTAAGAATATGCAACACGCAGTCGTTGACTTTGCTACCGAGCTTCTAAGTATCAAGGCTCAGATTATCTGCAAGCACTTTACTGACGATACGATTGTCAAGATTAGTGGTGCAATGCAACTAAGCCCACAAGACCAACAGTTAGTACCGCAAGCCTTACAGCTATTGAAAGACGAACCCGCCAAGAACTTCCGTATTGAGGTTACTAGCGATTCGATGATTTATCAGGATGAGCAACAAGAGAAAGCCGACAGAATCGAGTTCTTAGGTGCTTTATCCCAGTTTATGAACCAAGCCTTACCAGTAGCTACCCAAGCCCCTGAACTAACCCCATTACTCATGGAGATGCTCAAGTTTGGCGTGACTGCGTTTAAGGCTGGTAAAGGTATGGAAGGGCTTATTGATGAAACTGCCGACCAATTTAGAAATAAAGCTAAAGCGATGGAAGGCCAACCCAAGCCACCCCCACCTGAAGTGCAAAAGATTCAGGCTCAGACTCAGGCTAAGATGCAAGAAATGCAGATGTCGGTACAACTGGAACAGCAAAAGATGGCTGCTCAAATTGAATTTGAAAAGGCTAAACAGGAATATCAGGCACAAGAGAATCAACTTAAATTCCAACTTGAAGAACAGCGTAATGCTCAAGACCGAGAGATGGAGATGAAGTTAGCTCAGATGAAGATGATGACTGAGCGTAATACTCAACTCTTGCTTGCTTATATCAATAACGGGGCTAAGATTGAAACGGCTCGTATCTCAGCAGGTGTAGATAGTGGCGAGGGAATTGCTGAAGAATACACAATGGATGAGGATATGCTACGGGCACAAGAACACCCCCTAGCCCCCATAGCTAACGCTATTGCACAAGGTAATCAAGACATGACGGCTACTTTAGGTGCTTTAATTGACAGACTAAACCAACCCAAACAAGTTCTGCGTGACGAGAACGGCAAAATCATAGGAGTCCAATAATGCCAACCAACCTTAAATATTCCAACGGAACTCGTAATGCCCAACAAAATGGGCTTATTACCTATGCTGGGTCAGGTTCTTTAATCAACATCTATTCAGGTAGCCAACCTGCTAACGCCAATACAGCCATATCAGGGCAAACCCTACTGGTTACTTTGACAGTATCAGGCTCATTTGGTACGGATAGCAACGGAACGATTACCTTATCGACTGTGACCAATGGAACTGCGGTGGCTACTGGAACTGCGTCATTCTTTAGAATTACCCAATCTAACGGCTCAACTGTAGTGATGGATGGGTCGGTAGCTACTAGTGATGCCGACTTGGTACTAAACAATACAAGTATCGCAACAGGTCAGGTTGTAAGCATCTCCGCAGGTACGATTATTAGAGCAAACCAGTAAGGATAAATTATGGCTTTAGTCCTAAAGGATAGGGTCAAAGAAACGACCACTACCACAGGCACAGGCTCATTTAGCCTTGCTGGTGCGGTTACGGGGTATGATTCTTTTGGTCAAATTGGTAGTGGAAATACCACTTATTACGCTGTTTACCTTGATGGGGGTTCAGAGTGGGAAGTCGGTATTGGCACATACACAAGCCCATCGACCCTATCTCGTGACACCATCTTAGCGTCTAGTAATAGCGGTAGCGTGGTTACATTTAGTGCAGGGCAAAAGACCATTTGGTGCGATTACCCCGCAGGTAAAGCTGTTTATACCGATGCTAGTGGTTCAATATCTCAGCCTATTGTTAATATCTCAGGCATTACTGGGGCTATTTCTACAGTCGATACCATTGCGTTTGACACCACTTATGCCACAACTTTGACGGCTGGGCAGATTGGATGGAACGGAAACGATACGCTAGGTTTAGGCATGATTGGCGGTAATGTCGTGCAACATATTGGCGAAGATACATTCTTTTATGTAAAAGCTAGTTCTGCTATCACCAAAGGTCAGCTATGTATGTTTACTGGTGCGGTTGGCTCAAGTGGCGTATTGACTGCTGCTCCAGCTACTGCCATCCCATTTGCTGAAGCCATTATTGGTGTAGCTGCTGAAAATATAGCCAACAACGCATTTGGTTTAATTCAAAACACAGGAACATTAAAAGGTGTTAATACATCAGCTTTCTTGGATGGTGACATTCTTTATTACAACTCTGCCGTAACTGGTGGGTTTACAAAGACATACCCTGCAAGTGGCCCTGTTGTTATTGCTGCTGCGGTAGCTAAATCCGGTTCAGGCGGTTCAGGCATCCTTACTGTTCGTATTTCATTCCAAACAAGGGTAACTGGAAGCACAGGGCTTTCCGTAGTTCAGGCTAATGACACAGTAGCCTTGACTAATACAGGTGTGACTTCTGCGGTAGCTGGTACAGGCATTAGCGTTAGTGGTGCTACTGGTGCGGTAACCATTACCAATACCGCCCCCGACCAAACAGTCAGCCTTACGGGTGCTGGTACTACAAGTATTTCAGGGTCTTACCCTAACTTTACAATTACAAGTAACGACCAATACACAGGAACAGTTACAAGCGTTGCTGCGTTAACTTTAGGTACGACAGGCACAGACCTTAGTTCTACAGTTGCAAACGGCACTACGACCCCTGTAATCACGCTACAAGTACCAACAGCGTCAGCTACCAATCGAGGTGCGTTAAGTTCTACCGATTGGACTACCTTTAACAGCAAGGCAAACGCCTTTACCTATACGACCAACTATATCCCGTATGGTCAAGGAACGACAACGCCTAACCAATCGGCTAACCTGACTTATGACGGCACAACTTTAAAAGCCCAAGCGGTCAATGCCACCAATGGAATTGTGGTTAATAGCAAGACTGTATCGGCAAACTATACGATTGCAAGTGGTGATAACGCAATGTCATCAGGGCCAGTCACCTTATCAAATGGTGTAACAGTTACAGTATCGAGTGGCTCACGCTGGGTAGTGCTGTAAATGCTTGGCTTTAACGCCTTTTCTGAACTAGCAATATCGGACATTAGTTTGCCCGTTATTACGGGAGTTTTAAACGCTACAGATAGTAATGACACCGCAGCTTTAATAGGCGAAGTATTAGTTGAAGGCGTAATCAATACTACCGATGGCAACGACTTTGCCTTACTAAGCGGTGAGAATAGGGTTGACGGGGTAATAGACACTACCGATAGCCCTGATACTGATGCTTTTATAGGTGCAGTAGCCGTATCAGGTGTAATAAGTGCAACGGATGGCACAGACACAGCAAGCCTATTGGGTGCAGTTAATGTATCAGGAATCATTGATACTACCGATGAAAACGACACCGCATTACTGTTAGGTGAAACTGGCCCAAGCCCTGAGCCATCGGGAATAGATACCCATGACGGCTTTACACCTGAAGAAATCCGCAGAGCTAAACGCCTAGATGCCAAGATTAGGGCTAGACAGCTTGCACTTTACAAAGCCCAACAAGAAGCCAAAATACGCAGAAAACAACAACTGCGTGATGCAATCGACCCACCAAAAATTGTTGCAAAACAGAAACAAAATAAACTACAATCTATTCAAGAGGTTAAGGCTGGTACACCGCCAGTTGATACTACAGAACTAGAGCAGTCTATTGCCTACCTTGAGAACCAACGCAGTAAGTTATTCAGGGCGGCAGAATTAAGACAGCAACAAGCCTATATATCGGCACAGTTAGCGATTCTTGAAGCCCAGCGACTTGCTGAAGCGGATGATGAGGAAACTATACTGATGCTTTTATGACACCTTTCGGGCAATATAAAAAAGGACTAGACCTGCTCCACATGGGGCATTACCATTCAGGGTTTCGGCTCTATGAGTTTCGGTGGCATCCCAAGACTAGGGAAGCATCGGGTGAAAAATGGGATAAATGGGTAAAAGCCCCCAAATGGAATGGTGAACGCCTGTATGGTAAACACATTACTGTGCAGATGGAACAAGGCTTTGGGGACATTATTCAGTTCTCCCGATTCCTACCATTACTAAAGGCTTGGGGGGCTAAAGAACTATCGGTTATGTGCCATCAGTCAGTTATGCAACTTTTAGGGCAGATGGATTGTATTGACACCCTTTCGTGTGTGCGTGACGAGGGCAGACCGCTAGAAGCCGATTATTGGGTAGGTAGTATGAGTTTGCCCCATTTTGCCCTACACGCCCCCATGTATGTGCGTCAGTCATTCCCTATTAGCCAAGCAAAGATTGTAGGCTCTGAGGGCTATTTAAACGCCATTCCAAGCGGTATTGAGCGTAAGGTAGGGGTCAACTGGCACGCCAGTACAGGGCCACTCCATTACATTAAGTCTATTGATGTCACTATATTGCGTGAAATGCTAGGCAACGATGTCTATTCCTTAAATTTAGCCACAGACGATATATTTCAACCCCTACCCCCTGACGGGTGGAAAGAGAACTTCTTTAAGACCGCTTGCCACATGAAGTCTATGAAAGCGGTGGTTGCCCCCGATACGGCTACGGCTCACCTTGCTGGTGCATTAGGGGTCAAATGTTTCTTGCTATTGCCTGAAGATGACTATATTTGTTGGCGTTGGAAAAATGCAACATGGTATGACTCTGTTGTACCGCTTAGAAAACAGGATTGGCACAAATTACCACACTTATTGGAGAAGCTATGATTTGCCCTAAATGCGGTTACTCTGAATCAAATCATGTAATTACAAAATCAGACAAAGAGAAATACCTAGACTTTTGGGGGTTTCAGATGGGAACTCCTGAAGCTGAAGAAGCATGGAAACAAAAGCAAGAAATGACCGCCAAAGAATCCCCGATGGTTATGTCAGACATTGAGGGCTATGTATCTCAGGTCGATGGCACATGGATTAAAAGCCGAAGTCATCACAGAGAACACCTTAAACAGCACCGAATGATTGAGTTAGGTAACGATGTACCCAAGCAACACAAGCCTGTAGAGCTTAGTCGTAAAGAGCAAGAAACCCGTAAACGCAAGATTGCCGAGCTTGCTTACGCCAAACTAACTTATCGTTAAGGAGTAATCATGGCAGACCGCAG